GGACTAGCAGTGTTCAGTGGGTCATAAATCCGATCACGGTTGTCTAGGACTATGTTTGCGTTTCCGGCAGTGAACTTTTCCAGTTGCCGGTTGCGTCCACGTTGGATAGAAACTTGACGAACAGTGTCAGTCACGTCAACCAAAACATCAGCACCCGCAAGAATAAACTCAACACTATCCAGAAGCCCTTTAACAGGGTCATCAAGAGTAAAGAAAGGCCCAACACCATTAGCGTTTAGATCAAACGCAATCTCAACCTTCATCAGGCCCGCGCAAACACAGCGCCGTTGGCTTTCTCAAACTTAGAAATCACGTTGACAACTTCCTCACCGATCACGCGGGGATCGCCAATGCCAGTGTTAATCGTTATGGCGTAAGTGTTGCCTGTGTTACTGCCAGCCGACATGCTAGAACTTGAACCCATCCCGCTATTAGGAATAATACCGCCCGACATTCCGGGAACAAATATCTCCGGCCCCTTCTCTCCCACAAGGTACGCCGAATTAGCCATAACAGAACCACCCATAGCCCTAGCACCCGCGAGACCCTTACCCTCAAAAACGGTGCGGTTGATTGTGGTAACAACAATCTCAGCCGTCCGGTTCATAGACCTAGCGAGGTTGTCCATTAAGTTATTAAACTTTTCTTTCATAACGGGGAAACGTTCCTTGAATCCCGCAATCAGGTTCCTTACGGCAGACTGACCAATATGCATCATTTGAGGTGGCATAGTGGCTTGTAAACCAGTGAACTGTGTTTGTACGGCCTCCGCGTTAGCCTTCAACGCCGCTTCGTTCTCCAAGCCCAAAGCAATAAGGGCCGCTTTTTGCGTGTTGTAATCTATTAACGCCGCATCCAAAGCGCCCTGACGCATAACCTTCAAGTTATCAACGTGCGCTTGAGCCGCCCCAATCTCAGCCGCCCGACTCGCGTTAGCCGTAGCCAAAGCCGCAGCAGCCTGATCCCTAGCAGCAGCAAGAGGCCCGACGATAGCCTCCTGTTGGGCAATCCCAGCGTCGAACCATTGTTGAGACGCATACGTTTGGAAACCTGCAATCTCAGCGGCAAGCCCACTTTGCACGGCGTTGATTCCCGCAATATCACCCGAAGAACTAGAGGCCAAAGCCGCAACAGCATCACCCGCACCAGAAACCCCAGCGGTCACAAACTCCCTGACCAGAGAAGGGTCAAGTCCCTTAGCGATAAGAGTTTTAATGTTTGCGGCAAAATCACGAACGGTTTTAAGCCTGTCTTCCAGTTGCTTCTGAATCCCGGAAGCGTTAGCACCATCAAAGGAGAAAGCGTTCACAAACGAGTTGATCCCAGACTTAATGTTGTTCAGGAACGAGTCGCGTTCTGAGATGAGTGTTTGCAGTGCAGCGTTCTCCTTATCGAAAGCCGCTGTCGTGGCCGCTAAGACTTTTTCTAACGCAGGGATAGCCTCATCCCACTTTGCCGTTATCGCCTTCAGGCTTGCCTCTGCCGCCTTATCTAGGGCATCATAGTCAGCGTTAATATCCTTTTGGCTCGTAGCAAACGTTTCGTCTAAAGTTTTCAAGTCCTGTTGGATCTTGTCTCGCGTTCTCATTAACTCAACTGACCGATCAGCCAGCGCCGTCAACTCGTTACGCTGAGCAGTACCAGCCGCCTTAATCTTAGCAATAGCCTTCTTCGATAGCCCCGGTGACTTAGCAAGATTGTCGTAATAATCCCGCAACGTGGAATCCAGTTGGTCGTACTGCGAGATAACAGATGAAATACTGCCCTCAACACCGAACGCTTTAATGATCTGTGAAGGCTCACCGAACTTAGATTCTGTTTGTGACGCTATGGACTCATACGCGCTAGCGGCAGCCTTGAGTGTTTCTTTTAGTTTTTCGTACTTAGCCCGGATCGCGTCAAGTTTTTTGTTTTCCTTTTCCGATTCACCACCGCCGCCACCGCCGCCACCTGTCCCAGCGGGAGTTAATGCAGCAGCAGGTTTACCCGGTTGCGGCCTGTCCCGTCCCTTCGGCCCTTCAGCCCCCAAAGCATTATTGTCACGCTCTCCAGCCGCTGCATCAAAAGTAGAGAAAGCAAAAGCGGAAACCTCACTCATGTCAGAAAGAAGCGGGATAGAGTTGTACGCCCTGATAAGAAGATTTATGGCACTGATCGCGAGGTTAATCGCATTCTCAATAAGCCCAACCACCCCACTCATGGCGGCCTTAACAATCCCCCCAATGTTCCCAAACGCCGAACCAATAGCAGTACCAACCTTCTTAAACGCTGCACCAACCGGCCCCAGTTTGTCCATGACATTAGACAACACACCGACCACTGCCCTGAAAGAAACAATCAAAAGTGCCTTAACAACACCGGCAGTCATCTGGAAAAGTTTCACTAAAATCTCTACAACCTTAATAGTGAACCGTAGTTGATTCATAAAGAACTTGAAAACCCCCGAAACAACATTTACTACGGGAACAAGAATGTCCCCCACAACCGTAGCAACCTTATTAAAAGTCTTTCCAATGTCAGCGCCTTTAGCCCCCAGTTTCCCGGCAGCGTCACCTCCACCCGTAAACGCCCCAATCAGGTCATTCATCACAACAGAAGCAGCGGTTTTGATTACGTTAGTTAAATCACTCACGGCTTTGCGTAAAGGCTCCGAACGGTCATAAACATACTTGAAAGCCCCCCCAATAAGTATCAGGGAACCAACAATAACCGCCGCCAACAAGACGTAAGGGTTAGCCAACACCGCCGCATTCAACGCTCGTTGTTTCGCAATCAGTGTGGTAATACCCGCCTTAATCGCAGCAATAGAAGTTTGAGCCGCATTCAAAAGTTTGTACGCCGCCACCGTCCCCAAAATAGAAGCCGTCAAGGTGAGAATCAAAGGAACAAAAGGCTGCAAAGCAGCATACGCAACCAACAATTGTTGATACACCCCAACAACAGCGTCTTTCATAGTCCCGAAAACTTGCACCGCAATCGGGAAAACATTCGTCCGAATATAGTTCACGAAAGTTTCAAGAGCCGGAACAACCTTCTCGGCAATAAATAGTTGAACCTTCTCCAGCCCCGGCAACACCGCCTTACCCACGGTTTCTTGGAACTCATCAAAAGCAACCCGCATCCTGTCTCCAGCCGTCATGGTTGCCGCCGCTGTACCCCCAACCTGAGTTTCAACGGCCTTCATAACAATAGTTTGAGCCTTCAGGATCTGACCCGACTCCACAAGAGCCGCAATCTTTTCCTTCTCAGCCGCCGTGAACGTAACACCCTGCTTACCCAAAGCAGTAATTCCCTTAATCGGATCTTGCAACGCTTTACCAAGACCCTTAGATGCACTCTCAACAGAACCGAACCCGGCAGCGGAAAGATCCACAGCGGCAGCAGTCGCACGATCAAACATGCCTCCCTGCTCACCGGCAGTCTTAGCAACGTTTGAGAATGTAAGGATTAACGCTTGACCCTGTTTGATTGTTTCATCCGACACACCACTTGTCGCTTGGAGGTTAGTAGCGAAGTCGCTCAGACGTTGTGTTGAACCCCCCAAAGTCGTGTCAAGTAAACCCATAGACTTAGCAATAGCGGTAATACGGTCATCGGCCTTACGAGCCTCCACCGCTGCCGCAACAGAACCCGTAGCAAAGTTTTTAATAGCCTGAGCGCCCTTATACACTGCACCAATAGCGGCTCCACCGAAAGCCGTAGCCATCGTGCCACGAAGCAGAGTGAAACCTTTTTGTGACTTTTTAGTACTGGCAGTCATTCCACCGATACCGGCAGCGGCCTTATCCGCGTTAGATGCAAACTGCCCGGTCGCGGTGCGCCACTTCCCAGCGGTGTCTTGATACAGGCCGTTCATCGCTTTTACTTTGGAAGTAAAATCGGCCGTGTCAGCACGGAACCTAGCAGTCACGTCCATGTCAGACATTTACTACCTCCGCTTCTTAGATGCTTGCTCCTGCTCCCACACCCGAAGGTTTTCCAGAGCAATCCAATCAGTTAATTCTTGACCCGACAAAGGACGGTGACTAGGACTCCCGTACAGAAGTTCAGCCACCGTCCTACCCAAACGTTGCGCTAACTCGAAGACGAATCGTCGCTCAGGGTGGACGAGGAATCTTTTCCCGAAACATCCGCTGAATCCTCACCGATACCGGACAACTCAAGACCGGCACTGGCAAGCAGTTCAATCGCTTTAGACGACTTCTTCATAATGTCGCTTTTATCGGCCTCCGTAAATACGGGAAGCCCAGTTTCAGGATCGAAACAGCACGACACAACAATGTCCGGGTAAACAGTGGAAAGGTTCACGTTGCCCGTCGCCTGATCCACTGCCGCCTGAGTCAATTCGATCCGTTCACCCGCCGACAATCCTTTAACGAGAATTGTTACATCCCAGTTCGGGACGAAAACTTCACGTTGCGGAATGTCATCTGCGGCCAAGATTGTTTCGCGTAGATTCATTTCTTTTTCCTTTGGTTGGCCCACAAGGGGACGTGGATTTTTTGGCTTAACTGAACGTTGACTGTGTTACGGCTCCAGTGACCTGAAGTTCCAGTGAGTAAGTCACTACGTCACCGACAGGGCTAGACAGTTCATAAGACGTAACAAGTGCCTCACCCGTGAACTTAGGGTTAGACGCTACGGAACCGGACGGCCCATACTCGAACGTGATTGAAGAAACAGAACCCGACTTCAGGTTGGCGATAGACCCGTTAATCGCTGTGTCAGCGGTAGAATCAAACATCCCGGAAACTGAAACGGTAGCGTCAGACAAACCCGTAATGTACGTCTTGTCCTGTGTACCGAAAGCAGATGTTTCAGCGGTTTCGATTGCGCGTGGCATCGTGATTTCATTGAGTGTGTCAGAAAGGTTGACCAGAGTACCGGCAGGCCCATCTAGTCTGAACTGTGCGTTTTTACCGTGCTTGAAAGTTGGCATTGTGTTATCTCCTTGCCGAAGCGATATTGAATGTGATTGTCCCGGTGGTTCCGGCTAACGTTTGCTGCGCCCGTAAATAACGGTTTACGGTTCCGTTTGTTGTCAGGTTCTCGCCCACTGTTGCGCTTGCCGATACGGACGAGAACGTAATGAGATCAACAAACGTAGAGTCATCTACGGAATGTTGGATTTTTATGGTACTTGCCCCGTCACGAGTGTTCGCCGTAACGTGAACGTTGGCAATAAGACCGTTTGAGGTGGCAGCCGTATTGTCAGTGGAGACTTGATTAGCGGTAGCGGAAGCCGAAACACTGCCCGTCAAAGCGATACCGTGATACAAACCCCCATCGGCTTGCACCTCAGCACTAATAGAAATCACGTCACCGACAGGAGACGAAACCTCGTATGAAGTTAGTTGCCCATTAGCAATGACAGCCCTGCGACCTAGAACGTTACCTTCAGGGAAAACTGTTACCGCGTTATCTTCAGTAGCGATCATTCCCGAAAGAACAGCGTCCGAAGCCCCAGCGGTTGAATCAAACAGGCCGCTTGAGGAGATCGTGCCGTCCGACAGGCCAGTCATGTACGTTTTATCGTCCGAACCGAACGTGGTTGTTTCAGCGGTTTCGATTGCTTGCGTCGTTGTGGCCTCGTTTAGGAACGGGGACATGTCTGTACCGTTAATGAAAACAGCAGTCTTTTTACCGTGGCGAAATGTTGGCATTATTCGTCTCCTTCTTCAGGAGACTTTGGCTCACTTTTTAGCGGTTTAGGGTCAGACTCAGAAATGTGCCCCTGCTCCAGTAGCCACGAAACACTTTTGACCGGGATGTCACTCACAATGTCACCGGGTGCAGCAGAAAGTTTGTTGTACGAGATCCCTGTGTGGACTAGGTACTTCAACTTGACCTCATTCTAGGCGTGGCAACCCACACCCAGAGGAACCACGAGGGCCACGATCAGGGGCGGGTCACGGTTGGACACGTTGCTTCCCGTAATTCTACACCCGAAACCGGCCTGCGCTAAAGAGCGTTCTCAACGTCTAGGGATCTGTGGAGTGTAACCAGTCCGGGAAAGTATCCACAGCCCTGTATGGCCCCTTAATCAGCCTTTAGAAGGGCATCCCGTTAGCCCCGTCGGATCGAAGAACTCGCAATAGTCGCGGCAAAACTTTTTAGCCTTCTCCGGCTTAGGCTTCTCCCACGATGTACGCACATTGTGAAGCCACTCCAGAGCCTCCAAAGCAACAGCCTCATCATACGGCTCCGTATGCGTAATAATCTGGTTCTCATTCCCGTCCCGTGGAATCCCCACAAGACACACCGACTTCACTTCATGCCCCAGAGACATCAGCCACCCGTACAACTGAACCTGCCAGCGTTGTTGCTTAGAAGGGAAGTAGGGAACCCCCGACAGTTTCAACGTCTTCCAGTCAATCACTTCACCCTGCTCAATATCAAAACAATCAACGTGCCCAAAAATACCGTCCCGCTCCACTTTAGTTTCTAAAAGGTAACGTGCGTCCCCGGATAGTTTCTCCTCAATCCACGAATGGATCGCAGTCCCCAGATTCGCTGCCAGAGACAACGTGCCCGGATTAGTTACGGGTGTCCCGTCAATACGATGCCACACTTTACGGGCGCACCCACCGATCTCAGAAGGCCCAACGGCTCGTTGCTTGGATCTCTCCGACTTACCTGATAGCAACAGTTCACGAACCTGATCCGGTTTCATGTCTTAAACCCCAGCCCTTCATAGTCCCCTAATTCGACACGCACCACAAAACAATTCAAACACAACGCCCCGACTCCAGTTTCAAACCATTCCCTCATGCACTCGTTCGGTACAGCGTGAACAAGTGCTTTGCAGGCAACACAGTAAACATGCTCCCAAGCGAGTTTGTGATCCTCTGGCAACTCGTCTGTGATGAAGGAATGAAATATCGGTTCCATTAAACCCCCCACTTATTCCACTGAGCAATCTCACGGACGTACTGCTTCACTTCCTCAAGAGTCGCAAAGCACTCACGGACTACATCAGAGCCGTTAGGGTCAATCCCGAACTCAGCATGATGCAGATCGAAATAACCATCCACGGGCCACGCCCAAAACGTGCCACGGTAACCGTCCAGTTTCCCGTTGCGTAAACGGATCGGGCTTGCGATTCCCTCCAGCGCACTCATGCCGCCACCTCCATCCCAATAAACTTCCCCCACGAATAAGTTGAACACAAGTTGTTGACTATCCACTCAGCGCCCTCCTGATCGGACGCCTCCACCTCCACGCTCTTTTCGTTGGAGTAGGAAAACTTGTAAATGTTGCCTCCGTGAATTGAAGCGGCCATTTTTTCCCCTTTCGTATCGGGAACCCTTTTCCCGAATAATCTCAGCGTAGCACTACCCTCCAGTGGCGTATTAACCGGGGCAGGCTAAGCCGCTTCATCTATTTCCTGCCTTCCGTTCAACTTCCTTAACTTTTTCAATTCTTGCCTCAGCCCGAAATATCTCACACACGCTACAAAGCCAAGCGTCGTAAGGAGAAGGAATACTGATCCAGTACCGGCAATCATCACACCTACGATCATCACGACGATTCACCTCGCTCATCTCAGTCACTCGCCCTTCCCAATAAGTCAATGGACTCCTCCAACATTCCAACAGCCTCCTCCATAGCGGCAGCAGCATCACTCGAAGCCTCACCACGCTCCGAACTCTGCAAGCCCTCCGGCATAGCATCAAAGGCTTCCTGCTCCTCAGCGGCAAGATCACGAACTGCCTCAAGTGCATCAGTAAGAGCATCGACTACCGAACTAATCCGATTACGACGTTCATTGTTCATCTCACTCACTCTCCTCCGCTAGATATTCCTCGAACAATTCTTTTGCACTCTCGTAGATTGGTGCGTCGCATGGTTCGCAGTAACTTGAACCGGCAGTTGCGGGTGCGTGACAGTCAATACATTTATTCATTTCATTCGCTCCCCTTCGTAGTTTCAACCGTTCCCCCGCTAAAAGTTCTTCAGATTAGGATGCTCAGTCAACTTCCCAACACCGGGACACTCCCCAATGCTCTGCCACCCATGAGCCACCG